TTAGTGACTTTCCCTATGAATGAAAGTGCATTAATAGAAACTGTCAAAGGTAATGCTAAAAATATTCGAGAGTGGGAAAAAATCTTGCGAGATGCAGGAGGACTTTCTCGGACAGAGGCTAAGATCGGTGCGAAAGCATTATCTGAATCTTTAAACCAGCGAGATGCTGAAGACAAACAATCGTTAGCAGATTTAATTCTCAAAGTTGCTAACAAACTTAAACAATAATAAGAGGAAACAATTATGGATAATAATGAAGTAAAATCTGCTATTGAAACTCTTGGTCAAACTTTTGAATCTTTCAAAAAAACAAATGATGAAAGATTAAAGCAAGTTGAAGCAAAAGGTACTGCTGACCCGATCACTGAAGAAAAGTTATCAAAAATCGAAGCTGATTTAGATAAGTTTGCTGATCTGGAAAAAGGTATCAAAGCTAATGCTGATGCGACAAAAGATAGCCAAGAAGCAATGGCTAGATTAGAAACTATTATATCAAGACCTGATTTTGGCAAAGGTTCCCCAGTGGAATCTAAAGCACAAAAAGTTTTTGATACATGGTTAAGAAAAGGCAAAGATGTGATGAGTCCAGAAGAAGTTAAAGTTCTTACTGTGGCTAATGACAATACTGCTGGTTATCTTGCTCCACCTGAATATGTGAGAGAAATAATCAAAGGGATTGTTGAAATCTCGCCTGTAAGATCGCTTGCAAGAGTTAGATCAACAACAAACAGAAGCATTCAAGTTCCTAAAAGAACTGGAGAGTTTGCGGCGCAATGGGTTGCAGAACAAGGTGCTAGAACAGAAACTACTGGATATTCAGTTGGCTTGGAAGAAATTCCTGCACATGAATATTACGCAATGGTAGATATTTCTGAACAAGAACTAGAAGATAGTGTCTTCAATTTAGAAGCTGAAATGAACGCAGAGTTCGTTGAACAGTTTGCTAAAGCAGAGGGTGCGGCTTTTGTTAATGGTAATGGAGTTGGCAAACCTCAAGGTTTACTACAAAACGCAAATGTAAATAATGTTGCGAAAGGTGGTGCGGCTTTAGATGCAGACTCATTAATCGGTGCGGCACACAATGTTAAAGCTGAATACACAAGAAATGGTACATTCTTAATGAATAGATCAACTGTTTCTGCTGTAAGAAAGCTGAAAGATGGTGCTAATCAGTATGTATTCCAACCTGGATTATACCAGATGGGAGTAGGTTCAAACATTTTGGGACACCCAATTGTTGAAGCGACTGATATGCCAGATGTTGCAGGTGGTGCTAAACCAGTTCTATTCGGTGACTTTAGAAGAGGATATATGATAGTTGATAGAATTAATTTATCAATTATGAGAGATCCATTCACACAAGCATCAAGTGGAAATGTTAGATACCTAGCAAGAAGAAGAGTTGGTGGTCAAGTAATATTGCCAGAAGCTCTTACAACAATCACAACTTAATAATAGGGAGGATATAGAAAATGTTTGATTTAAAAAGTAATATTAAATTAGAAACTTCGTTGGCTCCTATTTCAAAAACTGCTGATGTAAATGGAACTGGTATAGACCTTAAAGGTTTCAGTTCTGCGGCAGTAATTGTTAATTGTGGAACAGCTGAAGATACTTTCAGTTCAACTGTAAAAACAAATCTTCAAATAGAGCATTCTGATGATAACGCAACATACACAGATGTGACAGCTAATACAGATGTCACTGGTGGAACTGTTGATTCTTCAGGAACTTTTATGACGATTGACGCAAACAGTGAAATGGGTAAAACTTATGGTATAGGATATGTTGGAGGCAAAAGATATATAAGATTCGTTCTTGATATAGTCGGAACGCACTCTAATGGTTCTATCTATGGGGCAGTAGTTGCTAAAGGAACACCAAGAAGTGGTCCAGTGACTTCTGATGCAAACGCATAATAAAATTAATCTACATTAGTAGATTATATTGTAGGGGGAGGAAAGCGAGAGTGGAACTTCCCCTGCTCTTACAAAATTTATAAGGAGGAAATAGTTATGAAAATAAAAATGAAAGAATCTATTAAAGCAAGTGCTGATGCAGAGGGTTCAACTACAATGATATATGAAGCTGGTCAAGAATATGATATGACTACTAAAATGAATATTGCTACTATATTATTGAATGGCGGACAGGCAGAAAAAGCTATTGCTAAAACTGAAAAAAAAGTAATTACAAAAGTAGAAAAAAAAACTAAAAATATTGTAAAAAAAATATTTGGTAAGAAAAAGAAATAAGGATTTATAATGAGTGGATTAAAAGTACACACAGCTTGGACTACTTCAGCAGTAGCTACATCAGAACAAAAATCTTTTATGAGAGTAGATTTTAATGATGATGATACATTAATTGGCGAACTTATTAAAGTTGCACAAAATAATGTAGAAGAATATACAGGTAGAGCAATCACTCAACAAACCTTACAACTTTTTTTAGATAGATTACCATATTACATAGATGAAAAGTTAAGGGAGGGTGTTTATACTGCACCTGATATTAATTATAGTGCCGATTATATAGTTCTCCCTAAACCACCAGTCGCTAGTATTACACATGTAAAATATTATGCTAATGATAATACTGCTTCAACTTTTGCGGCAAGTAATTATTTTTCTGATGTAGATTCTACTTCGGCAAGAGTAGTTTTAAAAAATGGAGTTAGTTGGCCAACTTTGACAGAATTGAGGCAAGGTAATGCTTATGAAGTTCAATATGTTGCTGGTTATGGTAATAGTGCTAGTGATGTACCAACACCAATAATTCAAGCTATAAAATTATTAACAACTCACTTATACGAGAATAGAGAATTAGTGACACAAATGAGTGCTAATACTATTCCTTATACAGTAGGTCAATTATTACAACCATATAGAGTTATAAGATTGAATAATATATTAGGAGGATAAATGCCAAGTGTATCTAATATAGGAAAGTTAAGAAATAAAATTACAATACAAAATACAAATTTATCTACTGATAATATGGGTGGCTATACAACAGGAAGATCAACTCATATTACTGCGTTTGCTAAAATGACACCAAAAAGTGGTAAGCAAATATTTACAGATAAAACAGGAAGACAAGTTGAGAATCCTCATACTTACGAATTTTTATTAAGGTATAGAGATGGTATAACTACAACTATGAGAATCTTGTTTGGGACAAGAACTTTTGATATAATAAAAATAAATGATCAGAATGATTTTAAAAATTATATCACAATAGAAGCAATAGAAAATGTAGGTACATAATGGATATAACATTTAATGTAAAAAATTTAAAGAAAGTGATGTCACAATTAAATAGACTAGAAAAAGATATGGAACCTGACTTTCAAGAAATAGTTAAAGGTGGTGCACAATTAATTAGAGGAGAAGCTATTAAGTCAATTCAACAGGGTGCAAAATCAGGAATAGTATATGAAAAATATAATCCTAGAAGATCACATAGAGCATCTGCTCCAGGTGAAGCACCAGCTTCAGATACAGGTAATCTAGTTAGTAAAATTTTAATTAAACAAAAAGATAAAAATAATACACAAGTAGAAAGTGGTGCAAATTATTCTGCGTTTTTAGAATATGGAACAAGTAAAATGCAACCAAGACCATTTATGCTACCAGCTTTTGAAAAAAGTAAAAAGCCAATAGCAGAAGCAACATTCAAAAGAGTAAAAAGAAAAATTGAGGAGTTAGTTAAATGAGTGATTTTGCAGTTGCTTTACAAACAACAGTCTATAATGCACTGTTAGGAAGTAATCCACTAACAACAAAGTTAGGAGGAAACAATATTTATGATTTTGTTCCAGAGGGAACTGATTTCCCTTATGTAAAAATAGGAGATCAAACTATGGTTGATGATGGAACCAAAACAAAACAAGGAAGTGATTTTACCCTTATCATACATACTTTTTCAAGATATAGAGGAAGTAAAGAGATTAAAGAAATTATGTCGTTAGTTTACGATGTATTACATGAATCAAGTTTATCAGTTTCAGGAGCGATGAATAATATGAGATTTGAGTTCTCTGACATCATCAAAGAGCCTGATGGCTTAACAACACATGGAGTCCAAAGGTTTAGAACTTTTGTACTAACAAATTAAAAATAACAGGAGGAATATAAAATGGCGGCAGGAAAAGGAAGTAGCTTTTTATTAAAAGAAAACAGCACAGGAACACCAGCAACAGTTGGTGGTATGAGAAGTACATCAATGAGTATTAATGGAGAAATGGTTGATATCACAACTAAAGATTCAAATGCATTCATTTCAAGTGGAAATGACAAAGCAAGAGATATTTTACAAGGTGGTGGTATTAGAAGTATGTCTTTATCAGCAAGTGGAGTATTTACAGATTCATCAACAGAAAACCTTGTAAGAGGATTTGCGTTTGATGGAGCAATACAAAACTATGATTTGGTATTTTCAGATGGCTCAAAGATAGCTGGTGCATTCTTAATAACAAGTTATGAAAGAGCAGGAGAATATAATGGTGAGGAAACTTACTCTTTAACTCTTGAATCTCACAATACAATAACATATACTAACGCATAATAATATTTGAATTATGGATTATACAGATGGGTTTAAAGTGGTAGAAATAAAATTTCAAGGCGAGTCCTATAACGCTTTTTACAAGGTCACTAGAAAGGGAGTAATTATCGTTGAAACAAGAAAAGATGTTCCTATTAAACCCTATGATAAAATAACACTCGGTGTCGATGAATGTGTTGTTCAGAAAGTACAAGTTTTTCAAAGCAGGTGTGAGATTACTTGCGAGGCAGTAAAGTCAAGCGATATAATCAAAGCTAATAAAACTTTGAAAAAACTTAAAAAAGCTGAACAATCAACAGAAAAGGATACCGATGGCGAATCAGTATAAAGGCGAAATTAAAGGTAAGTTGGGAGATAAGGAAAGAACTTTCCGACTTACCTTTGAATCAATAGTTAATATAGAAAATAGAACAGGTAAATCAATTTTAGATATTACTAATGCTATGGCTAATAATAATTATGCAATGAAAGACATTACCATTGTTATGCACGAAGCATTGACAGGAGCTGGTGGTAAATTCACACAACCAGCTGTTGGAGATATGATAATGCAAACAGGCATGATAAAAGTGGCATTATTATGTTCGAATATATTAATGACTATTTTTACAGGAGATAAAGAAGAAGAAGATTCCCCTTTAGTACAGGGGGAGAACGAGCAGACAAATACCCAATCCAGCAATTCTTAGAAATAGGTCTTGGTGTATTAGGATTCTCCCCTGATGTATTTTGGGGTTTATCAATTACAGAATTTAGTTCAGCACTTAATGGTTGGAAAATATCAAAAGGCAATAATAAAGCTGAACCAACACAAAGAAAACAAATGGAGGAACTAATGCGAAAGTTCCCAGATTAATATTATGGCATCAAATTTAGCAACAATTAGAGTAGAACTTATAGCAAACGCACAAAAGTTTAAAAAGAATCTTGATCAAGGTGCTCAAGGTTTAAAGAAACTTGATAAAGCGACTGCCAAAACAACAAAAGGCAGTAAGAAAATGCAAGAGGGCTTAAGAAATGTTGCAGGTTCTATTGCGGCAGTACAAGGTCCACTTGGTCCAGTAGCTGGTAGGATAAGCTCTATCGGTGCTATTATGGGTAGAGTAAGTATTGCAGGACTTGCCCTTACAGCAGGATTAGTTGCAGTTGGAGCAGGATTTACTAAACTTGTCAGAGCAGGAACTAATTTTGAATCACAACAACTTAAAATTGCGGCATTACTTAAAGCAACAGGTGGTGCGGCAATGCAAACTGGTACTGACATTGAAGAAATGGCAGTCAAAATTGGTAGAGGTACTTTAGCAAGTGTTCAAGGTGCAAGAGATGCGGCAGGAGTATTATTAACTTTTAAATCTATAAGTGGAGATACTTTTGGAGAAGTTTTAAAACTAACACAAGACCTTGCGGCAGTAGGTTTCGGAACAATGAAAACTGCGGCACTTCAATTAGGTAAAGCATTAGAAGAGCCAGAGATTGGATTATCTGCTTTGCGTAGAGTTGGTGTTTCTTTTACTGAAAGTCAAAAAGAGCAAATTAAAGTTTTATCTTTAACTGGAAGACAAGCAGAAGCACAAGCATTAATTCTTAAAGCACTTAAAGAGCAAGTTGGTGGAGCAGGAGAGGGTGCGGCAGGAGGATTAGCAGGTGCATTTGATACTTTAGGAGAAAACATAACATTATTCTTTGAAAAATCAGAAATGGGTCAAAAGATAGTTCAAGGATTAACAACTGCTGTTAATTTTTTAGCAGATGCTTTCGCTAAATTTGTTCCTGATATAAGAGAACTGCCGAGTGATTTAGAGGGTCTTCAAAAAGCATTAAAAGATACCGATAAAGAAATGGAAGCACAGGCAAAAGTTGTTATTGCTCTTAATGAAGAACTTGAAAAAATGGGTCAAGTTGGAAGAAACAATGCAGACCAAAAAAAAGATTTAGTAGAAGAAATTAGATTAGAACAAAAAAAGCTAGAAACATTATCAGCTCACAGATTAAGAATTACAGAAAATATAGATTTACAAAACAAACAAGCAACTGCAGTAAATAAAGCTGGAGAGATATCTGCAAAACATTTAAGAAAAAGAACTAGAGGTCTTGAAGATGAATTAAGATTATCAACTGCAATAAGTGAAAAACAAAAATTTATAGTAGGTGAACAAATTAAATTAAGAACAGCACTTATTTCTAAATTAGGAGATAGTGCAGATGCAATGAAAGCAATTAACGAAATAATGGCTATACAACAAGGGCATTTTGAAGCTGAAGCAGAAGTGATGGTTGCATTCAGAGAAGAACTTGCACAAGTAGATAAAATAGCAACAGGTGTAGCAAATGAGATAAGTAAAGTTGGAGATACTATTGTTGATGCCTTTTTAAGAGGTAAAGCAGGTGCATTAGATTTTAAAAATATTTTAAGAGAATTAATAATAAGTATTCAAAAAACTATTATACAAACTTTAATTTTAGATGAAGTTAATAAATTTGTAAAAAATAGTATTAAAGGAATATTTAATCCTACTGCTAATGTCGGAGGTAGAGTTTTAAGTCCAGGAGATGGTATGGCAGGTGGTGGTACAGTTCAAGCAGGAAAACCAACATTAGTTGGAGAAAGAGGTCCAGAATTATTTGTGCCTAACACAAGTGGTGCAATTAAAAACAATGCTGATACAAAACAAATGGTTGGAGGAGGTGGCGGAATAAATGTCACTCAAAATTTAAACTTTGCTGTTGGTGTCACTAATACAGTAAGAGCAGAAGTTATGAATATGCTTCCAGCTATTCAACAATCAACAGTCCAAGCAGTTGCTGAAGCCAAGCAACGAGGCGGAAAATTTAGCAAGGCATTCGGTAGTTAATCATGGCAGTATTTACACCATCATATCCTTTGACTTTACCAACAGCCACAGGAATAACAACACAGAACTGGGGATTAAATAGAGTTGTTGCAGTCACAGAATCTCCTTTTACATTTCAACAACAAATATTTGAACATGAGGGTTCACAGTGGAGATGTACTATGACATTGCCACCTATGAAAAAGGATAAAGCCGCACAATGGTTGGCTTTCTTTATGTCATTAAGAGGGAGAAGAGGAACTTTTAAATTAGGCGATCAAGATAGAAAAACTATACAAGGCACAGCAACAGGTACAGTTAGAGTTAATGGTGCTAGTCAAACAGGCAATCAAGTTGCTTTAGATGGCTTTACTGCAAGTCGTGCTAATGTTTTTAAAGCTGGAGATTATATACAAATTAATTCTTATGTTTATATGGTTATAGAGGATGTAAGTGCTAATGGTTCAGGAGAAGCTAATGTTAAAATAGAACCAGCATTAAGATCAACAATAGAAACTATTAATAATGATGATACAGTTGTTTATACAAACACAACAACAATTATGAGATTAGACTCTAATGAATTTAATTGGGATACAGATAAAGTTAGCAACTATGGTATTTCGTTTGCTTGTAGTGAGGTATTATAATGAATTTAGCAGAACTTTTTAAAAAAAATATAATTTTAATACCAGTTGTTGCTTCTATATTAGTTGGAACATTTACATCAATTAGATATGTTTTAAATTTAACCTCAACTATTGATGATAGCAAATTAGAAATTATTAGATTAAGTAGTGAACTTGATTTAGCAAAAAAAAATATAACAGATATGAATACAAGATTAACTTCTGCTGAATCTACATGGCAGATGGCAGAAAATTTATATAGACAATTAGCTGATCAAGTTAGAGAACACAGTTATGATATTAAGGATTTAAACAGATAGGATTTATGAAAAATGGAGAGTGCCAAGATGAATTATTATTTTACAGGAATATTGATTATTTTAATGGTGCTATTAGCATTATTTGTAAAACCAGCACATGCAAGAAATGAATACTTAAATGAGTATGGTGTAAGATGTGGAGAAGTAGATTTTAGAGTAGAACAAAGAAATAGAGATACAGATTATAGAACATCAAACACAAGTGATTATGATGATGACTCACAAAATTTTAGTATTACATTTAGAAAATATTTAGGAACTGATTGTAAAACATCAAAAGAAAATGTTGCTATTAAACAACAATTAGAGTTAATGAAGATGTGCGGTAGAGTTAATAGCAATCCTAGTTTAGCTTTAAATGAAAATTTTACTTTACTTGTATCTAAATGCAGAGGTGTGACACCTACAAGAGATAATACAAGACCTAATGATTCAAAAAGTCATTGGGATAGTTTAAAAGATGATTATAAAAAAGAAAATCCTGATTTAAAACTAATGGGAGATAAATTATTATTACCACCACCAAATTATAAAATGCCAGTGCCAGAATAATGCCTAGAAGTTTAAGAAAAATTATTGTAAAATTAAGAATGTTTTATTGTGACATAAGAGGTCATCATGGTAAGAGATGGGATTATGAACCTGGAGATCATTATATGGGTATGAATAAAAGGAAAAGAAAATGAAAGTAAGTGAAAATTCAAATATACAACTGCCATTAAGGAATTTAATTTCAATTATTATCGCAGTTGCCATAGCAGTGTGGAGTTATTTTGGTATTATTGAAAGACTTAACACTATTGAAACTAATGGTAAGTTAATGATTTCTGATGTTGAAGAAAATACAGAATTTAGAATTAAGTGGCCACGAGGGGAAATGGGTTCACTTCCTGCAGATAGCGAACAATTTTTATTAATAGAAAATATGGTAGTAGAAATTGAAAAGCTAACTGAAAGAGTAGATGGTATGATGAATAATAAAGTTAATATAGATAGATTAATTAAAGATGTTGATAAACTTACAACACAGTTAGAAAGTTTAAAAGATAAGGTAAGAGCTAATGGTAAGGATTACTAAACAAATTTTACAATACATATCTGAACAAAAAAAGAAAGCTAAACAAATGTATTGTGTCAAAAACTTAAAACATGAAGTTGATATAGGTGCTAATGGTACTCAAAAATATGTTATTAAAAAAGGTATCAACAAAGGTAAGGTTTTATGATAGAGGTCGTTGTTGCATTAATTATGTATTTAGATGGTTCTATGATTGAACATACTTACAAAGATAAAATGAGTTCATGTTTAAAGTCTAAAAGGATTGCCGAGAGAGAAGTAAATCCACAATCTGTTAGATTTAGTTGTAAAAAAGTAAATGCTAAAACAGAAATATATCAAGGTAGAAAAAAAATATTAAGTATTGAGGAATAATGTCTAGAAGTATAACATCAGCTTTCAACACAGCAATAACAAGCAAAACAGTACAGCCGATAGTTGGTATTGAATTAGAGTTCAGTGATGGAACATTAAGAATGTGGAATGGTTATGGCAATATAACTATGACTGCTGGTGGTTCATCAAAAGTTTTTACTGGTGCTGGAGATATGTTAGGTTTAAGTGAAGTAGAAGAAAGTGATACACTATCAATGAGTGGTGTGACTTTAACTTTATCAGGAATTAAATCTAGTTTAATATCTACTGCTTTAGGTGCAAATTATACGAATAGAAAAGGTGCAGTTTATTTAGGATTGTTTGATACAAGCAAAAATGTAGTAGCTGATGTATATACATTATTTAAAGGTAATATGGATGTCTTGAACATATCAGAGGGTTCAGAAACAACAGTTATACAATTAAAATTAGAAAGTAGATTAGTCACATTTGAAAAAGCATCAAATAGAATGTACACTTTTGAAGATCAAAAAATAGATTTTCCTAATGATTTAGGATTCGAGTTTATACCTGACTTACAAGATAAAGAAATTATATGGGGTAAGAAAACCAATTAATGCGTGTAGATAATTGGAGTTCTGAATTAGAAAAAGTATTAGAAGATTATAAACAAAAAAAAGTATTCAAACATGGTAAAAATGATTGTGTCACTTTTACTATTGATTGTATAGAAGCCATAACTGGTAAAAAAGTTTTTGATAAAAAATATAAAAACATTAAAGAAGCTAAAAAAATTATCAAGAGTTTAAAGAGTAAAGATTTATTAGATATAGCTTTAAAAATAGCTAAAGAAAATAATTTTAAAACTATTGATATTGATAAAGCTCAAAAAGGAGATGTTTTTTATTATAAAGATAAAACTGATTTAGAGGGTACATTAGGAGTATGTATAGGAGAATCAGTAATGTTTAACTGGAAAAAAGAAATAGCATTAATAAGAAAAACAGATTGTAAAATAGCTTGGAGAATAGAATAGTGAAAATTTATACTAAAATAGTTTTTGATAAAGATAATAATGTCATAGAAGAACATTTCTATGAACATGATGGTCAAGTAGCACAAGCAGGTGGTAGTGTTAAAAAAATAATTGCTGTTGTGGCAGTTGTTGCTATTGCTGTTGTATTAGTTCAGTCAGGTGCGTTTGCTGGTTCTTTTGGTAATTTTAGTTTTAAAAAATTAGGTATGAGAGCTCTCATATCAGTTGGTACTTCAATTATAGGAGGTGTAATAGGTCAAAAACTAGCACCCAAACTTGATCCGCCAAATTTTGGTACAAGTTTAGAATCAGGAGTGACTGTAAGTGCTAAATCTCCTACTCAACCATACAGAATTATTTATGGGGAAACAAGAGTTGGTGGTACTATCGTTTATGCTGAAACAACTTCTAGCACTAATGAATTTTTACATATCATAATTGTACTTTCAGGACACGAAGTAGCTGAAATAGGTAGCATTTACTTAAATGATGATATAGTTAATTTAGAAACAACATCTAATGATAGTAATGGTATTGCTATTTTTACACCAACAAGTAGTGATCAATATAATGGTAAGTTAAGAATTAAAAAACATTTAGGAGATCCTAATCAATTAGCAGATGCAAATTTAGTTTCTGATGTCACACAATGGACTACAAACCACAGAGTACAAGGAAAGGCATATTTATATGCTAGATTACAATTTGATTCAGATGTTTATCCTAATGGTGTTCCTAACATATCTGCTGTTGTAAAAGGCAAAAAATGTTTTGACCCAAGAGAAACTTCTTTTACTGCTTCTTCAGGAACAGTAAGTACATCAAATAATACTATACAAATAAACTCACATGGTTTGAGTACATTTGATAAAGCAAAATATAATGTTAATGGAAATACAGTTATTGGTGGGCTTTCAGATGGAACAGAATACTTCGTCATAAAGTCAGATGCTAATAATATTAAATTAGCAACTAATTATGCGAATGCTCTTGGTGGTACAGCTATCAATCTTACATCTGTCACTGGAAGCACCACACAAAAATTTAATTTTACTACACATACTGATAATCCAGCTTTAGCTATAAGAGATTATTTAAAAGATGATAAATTCGGATTGCAAACCGAAGATACAGAAATAAACGATACTAATTTTATAGCAAGTGCGAATATTTGTGATGAAACAGTAAGTTTAGATTCAGGAACAGAAAAAAGATTTACTTGTAATGGTTCATTTAGATTACAACAAACACCTAAAGTTATTATAGAAAACTTATTAACTTCTTGCGGAGGTGCTTTAATATTTACTAATGGAATGTTTAAATTAGTTCCTGCAACTTATTTAAGTCCAGTAGTCACTTTAACTGAAAATAATCTCAGAAGTGGTTTATCTATAAACAGTAGAGTAAGTAAAAAAGAATTATTTAATGCTGTTAAAGGTATATATGCTGAACCATCTAATAATTATCAACCTCAAAACTACCCTATACTTACAAGTTCAGGTTTTGAAGCAGAAGATAATAATGAAAGAATTTATTCAGAGTTTGATTACCCATTTACTCAATCAAGTAAAATGTGTCAAAGGTTATCAAAAATACAATTATTAAAAGTAAGACAACAAATATCAGTATCAGCTAATTTTGATATGACTGCATTTAAATTAGATGTAGGAGATACAGTACAAATAACAAACGCAAGAATGGGTTTTAGTAATAAAACTTTTCAACTTCACGATTGGAACTTTGAACTAGCTAATGATACAGGTGCTTTAGAAATATCTTGTCAGTTTAAAGAAACAGCAAGTGCTATATATGATTTCACGACAGGAGATTATTCAACTGTTTCAAGTGGTAAAGCAACTAATTTACCTAAAGCAACACAAGTATCTCCTCCACAAGCTATCTCTTTATCTGATGAACTTGTAGAATATAACGATGGAACTGTAATCGTAAAACTTGTTATTGATATAACTGAAGCAACAGATAACTTTACAGAAATATATGAAGTAGAGATTAAACAAACTAAAGATGCTAATGGTAATGCTGTTAGTAATGATTATGTAAATATTGGTAGAGCCGCAAGAAATAAATTTGAATTTTTAAATGTAATTGATAAAGCTAGTTATAAAGTAAGAGTAAGAGGTGTAAATATTTATGGAGTATTTAGTTCATCTTTAGAATCATCAGAACATGAAGTTGTAGGATTGACTGCACCACCAGCAGATGTTGCAAACTTATCAATTAATATAGTAGGTAAAGATGCTTTCTTAAACTGGACTGCTGTTGCAGATTTAGATTTAGCTTATTATGAATTAAGATATCAAAATACTGATACAGATGCACAATGGCAAAATAGTGTACCTTTAGTTTTAAAAGTTGCAAGACCAGCAACTTCGGTATCAGTTGCGGCAAAGACTGGTGCTTATTTAATTAAAGCTAGAGATAAATTAGGTAATCCTAGTGTAAATGCAACTGTTGTATATACTTCAGTCACATCAATAGGAAACTTTAATGCTGTTGCTACTTCAACTCAAAATCCTAATTTTGATGGTGCTAAAGTAGATGTTGTTAAAATTTTTAAAGAAGATGGAACTCCAGCTTTAGTATTAGATACTGTTGAACTTTTTGATTCAGGAGTAGGTAATTTTGATTCTATAACTACACATAATTTTGATGGAGGAACAAAAAATAAAAATGTTGATCTTGAAGGAACTTATGATTTTGATGCACCAGTAGATATAGGTGCTTCTTTCAAAGCATCTATTACAGGAGGAATAACACAATCTGTTATTTCAAGAGATAGGCTCTTTGATAATGTAGCTGGAAACTTTGATGTTCAAACTGGGTTATTTGATGGAGATGCTGAATCTAATTGTTCAGCAGAATTACAAGTAGCTACATCTAATGATGGAACTACATATACAGGATTTACTACATTTGTTGTAGGGGATTATTCTGCTAGATTTTTTAAATTTAGAATACTTATGACATCAACTAATGGATCAGCGACACCAGAAATTACTGCCGCAAGTGTCACTATTGATATGGAAGATAGAATACAATCTGAAAATAATATAGTTTCAGGTGCTAGTTCTAAAACTATTACTTTTCCTAGTGCATTTAAACAACCACCAGCTTTAGGTTTAGCAGTAGATAATATGGCTTCGGGAGATAAATATGATATTACAAGTAAAACTGCGACTGGTTTCGTGATAACTTTCAAAAACTCTGGAGGCACAACAATTTCAAGAACTTTTGACTACATTGCTAAAGGTTTTTAATTGCAAATTTAATTTAATTATGATAACAAACAACTCAAAGGATTTTTAAAAATATGGCTCAACACGATTATTCAATAGCGAACCAAGGTTTTCCATCTTTCAGAACCGATCTGAACAACGCATTATCTGCAATCAATTCAAATAATAGTGGAACTTCTGCACCAACTACAACAGTTTCAGGTCAGATATTTGCAGATACGAATACAGGAGGAAAAATAATTT